TACTAGGCGGATGAAAAAAAGTTCTTGATCCGCAAGACATACAATAAATTTCAAGATTGTTTATTTGTGAAAATGATCTATCAACAAACATTCTACCATTACATCTTTTACAAAAAATCATTAGTTCGGTATACCTATTGCAATAAGGTTAATACCTATACTAGTTACGCCACCAATGTTAAACTTAATAGATCCCTCTATACTTGATGTGGTTACGCTAGACAATGTAACAACAACATCTTTGCCAGCGTCAGTTGCATTTCCTATATTTACAGGAGTTGCTGTTACAACTGGTGTAAACTTAAACTCTGTAGGGAACGAATAGGAGAATGGAAGGCTAGATCCAGCAGTCTGGCTTACGCCATTTGTGACCTGAACGTATCCGCCAATAATTCTTGCTTCTGATGTTTTGACGCTTTGCTTTCCTGCATTTGGAGTATCCACTGTAACATATTTATTTACAGATGTTGAAGCCTGCGTTGATAAATCATTAACAGCCTTAACAATCTGATATATATATGTTACGTCTAGTGGCTGCCCTCTTTCGGGTACGGGTAAAATTGCCATAATATAATTATACCAGACTTACCATTCCAGAGTTGTATACTTCTAAATTTTCGTTTAAGACTGGATTTATTGATGATACCTGCACAATTACTAGAACAGAATTTGTTCCAGTTTTTAGAAATGAATAATTGCTTGATCCAGTGGTTGCTTTGTAAGTTGGCAAAGCAGAATCAAAACCCACAAAAACATCGTATAGTATTTGTGTGGAAACATCTCCCGATTCCCAATTTACAATTATTGTATTTCCTACAATATTTATATCTCCACTACCAAGATTAACTTCTGAGGACTCAGTAGAAAATATTGGAGAGTAAGCAGATTTTCTATTTTTATCTTCTGCAACTATCCTAAATCTTAAAACTTTAGTGTTGGCTGCCGTCACCTTGCCCAACAATTCTTTTTTAACAATAATATTTTTAATTCCAGGATCTGGTGTGATTGGCATAATTAAACATCCAGTGCAAATCTAAACTCAATATAGTTTGTAGTATTTGCTGACTTAATGATTGGCCTTTCTTGTTTATTTTTTATTACAGAATAGCCAGTGAGGCCATACAAAGAGTTTGTGGACGTAACATTTTCAAGTCTTAGTCCATCTAAACATAGATAGAAGGAGTCTGAGGCAATTCCAGACTTGGTTATTTGTGCATAAATTTTTGACAAAGAAACTTGATCCCACAAGAAACCTGTTGTCTTTTTTATATTTTGAAATTGTTTTGCTGAAACAACATATCTATTTTGCTGAAGATTTCTTTTGTCTGTAGACACTCCAGCAGCAAATGCCTGATCATCAATATCTACCTGAAACTTCGCATACTCTTGGCCCCCTGTAGCATTAACATGAGAAAACTCTATTAAAATTTTGACATTGTCTGGAACTGTTAAAGAGTCTTCAACTTTGCTTGCAATAGAGAATGCCAGCCTTAATTCATCAAGAGGGCTATTCTTTGAAAAATTAACAGAAGGACTGTCTAATCTTATGTAGTCAGAAGTTGATAATACCTGCATTTCTCCTTGGGCGTCAACTGTAATTGTTGATGTGTCTCCACGCATAACAATTATGTTATTTAAAAATCTACACCTTTCATTTCTTCCGACTCTATCATCTGATGTAAAAATTCTGTTATCGGCATTTGTTGCAAAAACTTTGTCACTTATGTTTATAGTTCCGTTTGCATCTTCTCCGTCTAGAGGTTCAAGTTTTGGAGGTATTACAACAGGAGCACCTCCTGCCTGACTATATTTCCAGTCATCAGTATCGGTAAAAGAATATACGTTTTTACTATCAAAGGCTCCTGCCACTGGGTTTGATGCTGCAGAAAATATTCCAACCTCTGTAATTTCATACCTTTCCGCTGTAGGTAGTTCTGCGGTAAGGACTATTTTAGATAAACCATCTTCATCAACAAAACCTCTAGAGATAATTGGCATACGCAACATTTCAAAATCTAAAGACTTTTTGTCTCTTATTGCATCTAGTTCTAAATTAGTAAAAGGATAATCAGACGCCACTGGCTTTGGACCACAGCCTATAGCAATATGAGAGGCGTAAGACGTTGTCTGTCCAACAAGGTACTTAGCCAAAAGGTTTTTGCCTACATTAGTTATCATTGAGTGCTCCCGTAGTATATTGTATCATCAAAAATGTTTCCAGCGGTCAATATTTCAACTTCTACCTGCTCGTTTTCTTTTATGTTTATTAGATTAATCACAAGGTCTCCGCTTATTGGGTCTATATAAATAGACTTTCCATTATAAACTTTTACTCCATCGACCAGATCGTATCCGTTTCCATACCTAGGAAGATAGTTTGGAATTGATATAGCAAGTGATTTAAAAAATGAGTCAGCAGACTGTAGTCTTAAAACATTGTTTGGATTATACTGCAGGTAAAGATCTGTTAAATTTTTGATTGGTGTATAAATTACTGTTTGGCCATTAACTAGGTCGTGCCTAGATATTGTAGCAAGTTCAAAACCACCTATATCTTCAAATATAAGGTCTGTCATTATTTCAATAGCAACAGCCTGTTCTCCAAATATTAGTAAGTCTGGGGTTGCAACCTTGACAGAATCAGAGGTATTGGTTTTGACTGGATTTGGAATTCCCGCTGTTGCTGGCATGCTTGTGTCTGCCACTTATACCACCTCACTTAAAAATAGTTGCATCTCTGGACCGTTTGAATTTCTTGAAAAATCAATATTGTACACAACAAATCTATTTGAAGAGTCTGCAGCAATATCTATTCCATTCTCTTTGTAGTCTATGCTTACTATATCTCCAAGTTGGATTGTTGGAATAGAAAATATTTTAACCCCAAGGGCTTTTCTTGGTTTTGATATTTTTGTAACAAGCCACTTCATTAGTTCAGATGCCTCATCTTGTGACTGAATATAGGCAGCATCCAAAGAAAAATCTTTTCTCCCGTGCTGCATACGGCTAAACCTTATATCTTCGTAGTCTAACTTAAACTTAAGTGGGTTTGAAATTAGTTTGTCTGCAACAAATTTTGGATCTGACATTACGCTATTTTTATTAAAATACTGATCAACTGTTAATGTATTGCTTGACTGCTGAGTAAAAGTAATTCCCTGAATTCTCAAATAGTTTCCACTAGTTTCATCTAGATTAAGTGCAGTGTCTGTTGCATTAAACACTAAAAATTCTGCACCATATGATCCTGCTTTAAATCCAGAAATAACAAATCCTTTTATTTTATTAAACGTTGGAGAAATTTTTGCTGTAAGTGCTGGAAATGCTTTGTCATATTTAAGACTAAACTCTGCTACTTCTCTCATTATGCTTCCAAACTCCTCAAAATAAATATTATACTTTGGTGGTTCTGAAGATCCAATTCCAGAAAGATAGGTATTTTGTATTAATCCACTCATGGCGTATTTTCTGAAAGAGTTACTCGCATCAATATCAGAATCTGCAAAAACAGAATTGACAACGGTTCCCAAAGAGAATGACGTGTTTTGAGAATAGTTATTACATAGTGCATAGACATTTTCAAACATTGCTCTTGAAGAACCCCTAGTGAATAGGGCAATATTTGAATACTCTGGTAATGGATCTGAGTCATCCACTGTTTTTACCATGGTTCCATTTATGTATAGATAGAATCTTCTTATATTCCCTATGTTTTCATATTCTACTGCTAAGTCATATACCGTTGGATTTTCTTCAGCAAATAATCTTGACTGACCAGTGAATCTACCATCGTCTACTATAATCTTGGCTAAACCCTTGTATAGAGTAAGAGGAATTGCTTTTCCGTTGTCAGACTTAACCTTATAAAATAAAACATTGTGAACATTTTGTTTTTCTTTTTCTGATAACTTATTTAATCCAAGTGCTGCAATTTCAAAATAATATCCGACATTGGTTGTTGGGTTTAGCATTACTGCTATACCTCCAGACCCTCCAGATATTGTAACATTTTTATCTGGGGTAGAACCATTTATAACATAGTATGATGCTGCACCATTAGCAGTTTGACCACGGTCACTGCTGTTTTCAATTTTACCAACCAGCCTTATTCTGGTTCCAAAGTGCTTATATTTTTTATCTGTTAAAGGCTTATGTACATATGATATAAAATCTCTTGGCTTATCTTTTGTTGTAAAGTTGGGGCCAGTCAAAGAAAGCGCTGATGCCTGAACAGATCCAGGAATCTGCTGAGTTTGTGTGGTTATCTCTCCTGTTAAAGATGTTGACAAAAAGTTTCTAATAAGTCCCGTTCGTGTTGAGGTTCTTGCCAAAGCATCAGAAGATGCTCCATTACCTATTGTTTTACCCGCAGAAGCAACTGTTGTTTGTGGCAAATCAGTTTTTGTTTCAAACAAATATTCTGAAGCCATATAACATCCTTTAACATTGTCTTCAGATTTCCAATAATCAGATATACCAGCAGAATGCTCTACAATTGTTGTTCCAAATTGACCACGACCATGTTTGGCAACTGGACCATTCTTAAGTTTTAAGACTCCTTCTTGCTCAAAATAATTAGGAACAGAATAAATTCTGACAAGGCCTGTCGGATAAATTTTTCCATTAAATGGAAGTTTAGAGAAATAGTTTTGATATTCTTCAACTGAAGATATCCACACATTGCCCGAACCAGTTACATTATATTGAACTGCGTCATACTTTATAACTTCACCACTAGAGTAAAAGTAGCCATTGTATCTCGTGATCCAGTATACTGCTTCTCCAAGACTAAACGTGTTGTTTATTACGATACCGTTTTTTACCTCTGGAACCTTATCTGATAAATTAGAATTTAAAGGTATCGCAGCAAGCACATATGAAGATTGTGTGCCAACCTCGTTATTAATTGACTTTGTATTCTCAGTACCAGACACTTCCCAAAGTAGTGCTGGCTTATATACATACATTCTTTCATCTTCTAGAAGACTTGCCTGCCTTAAAGTACCGATAGATCTTTGAATATGTCTAACAGTATAATTTATTGTACCACCGTTGTAGACTGTGTTTGACTCATTTGATACAGAAATAATGTTTGCTAGTTTTTGATTGTCTAAAGTTTTATTTTTAATTTCTCTATCTTCATACAAATCGTTAGTTCCTTTAAGAGCAAATGTAGTTGGTCTTTGTTCTTTAGTTGGCATGATATAGTCTTTGCTCATCATAACAAAATTGTTGTACTCATCAAAAAACATTGCTGTCTGTGTTGATATTGCTAAATCCTGCAGCACCTGAGCAACACTTTTATCTGGAGCAACAAAGAAAAATGGCATTACCATTTCTTTTTCATTGGAGATTCTTCTAAATGTATAGTTAGAAAAACCAATACTGTCTAACAAAAGAGAAACTGCAGAACTAAGAGAAACCTCTGTCATTAATATTTCTGGTGCTGTAATTGATTCTAAATACCAATACATATCTCTTAACGATATAGAAATTCTTTTATTTATCAAATCTGCTTTTGGAAATGAATCAGAGTATAAGGTTTTCATAGGAACCCAATAGTCCCAACCACCAACATTTATAATAATTTCATAAAACTTAAACTGCACATGGCTATCTACATATTTTGCAATAATGCTTGATGAGTTGTTTTCGTTAAATGCCTGGTCATGATCAAAAATATTAATGCTTCCATTTGATGCAACTAATTGTCCTACTGGTAAACCACTTAACCCTAGATCAGATGCGCTTTTATTTATTGAATAATCTAACACTTTGTCGGAAAGATTAATTGCAAGTCTTGGAGAAATTTCAATAAGATCAAAAGTAGAATCTTTTGCAGTCATAGAATCTACAACAATCCTAACTCCAGAAATGTATTCAAACTCTCGATACTTAATTTTATTATCTAAAGAGTTTATAAATTTATCTGGCGACGTTGCATCTGTAAGAAAGTTGGTTAGCCTATCAACAGTTTCGTCCTGCACATACCATCCATATTTTGGAGTTATAATAGTATAGTCTACTCCATTCCATATATGGTATTTACCTATATCGTTTTCGTTTTCTTTAATAAGATATGCATACCCAACAACAGACTGCTCAGGAAGAAGCGTATCGCTTGAGTATACTTCAGCAAAAACAAATGTGTCTATCCATTCCTCTGGAACGATAAAGCCATACGATATTTCAACATAGCCATCGCTTTTAATAATTGCAGAACCGTCTTTCCTTCTTTTTGATGGATCAAATGAAATAATGTCTTGCCAATTTCCGTCTTTTAAAAATTGAATTTTCCATCTGCTTGGAACCTTTTGATTTACCTCTCCATAAAATGGGTCAGCAAAAGAGCCTGTTGAAGACGAGAATGGTCCAAGGTCTTCAGTACCTGTATGGGTTTGCATTTTGATTACAACCCTATTTGTTGGTATTTTCTCTTTGTATACCACAAAAGGACAAGCATCTTCTATGGCATTTTGAACACCATTTATTTTTGATGCAATTCCATACTCAGAAATAGAGTCGGCAGTTCCTAACTTTTGTTTTCCATCTTTGTCTAAAAATATTTGAGATGAGCCATAAGATACTGAGTTGTCAACATAAGTATACTTATACGTAACTTCTGATCGGTATGATGTCCAATATTTAAACTTATCCTTTTTATCTGGCATATAATATCTTGGCCTGTCTGCCATAAACATATTTGGATAATGTAGTTTTCCATTTTCAAAATATACAGCCTTATTGATGCCAGACCTAGGTCTAAATCTTTCAAAGCAACTTTCTAAGGAGTATAGGGTTTGAGTTTTTTCTTTTTTAGTTAAAAATGTAGTTGGTGTATTATCATTTTCAAATGTGCCATCTATTAAAACATCTGCATCTGTTGCCCCTGTATAAAAATTTCCATCATCATTAATATCGAAACTTGTAGGTAAAGAAGAATATATGGAAGATGTCTGTGTTGGACGATATCTGTAGTTTCCGATATGCTTGATATTGTTTGTTCTGTTCATATTTAATTCTGCAATAATTGCTGATTTATTTCTAACAGTATCAGCGGTCTCTAAAAAGGTTTGCAGGTCTTTGTCTTCAAACATTATACTTCTTCCAAGGTTACTGAGACATTCCAATAGTCAAACTTAGTTCCTCTTTTTTCAACTGAATAAGAGAAGTCAGTAATAAACATTTCAATCAATTGATTATACTGTCGAAGATGATCATATGGCGCTTCTGTTCCTTTAAAAATTCCTTTTCTATCATATGCAAGAAATACCCAGAAAGAACCTTTGTGTGCATCATACCACTCAAGCATGTCAGCACCGCCTGCTCCTCCATCTGTTGTGTAAGACTTTTTTGGAGAGAGTCCACTAATTGTGTCAAATGTGGGGACATCATCGTGAGACCTGGAAGGAATCAATGTCCAACTAGTGCTTAGAGTAAGTTTATCTGAAATATGATAAGACCTCATTCGGCCATTAATCATTCTTTCTCTTTTCTCTATTCTTTCATTCTTAAACTGTATTGGCTGCCTATTGTCATCAGTTATCAGTAGAAATTGATCTGCTAATGATGGATCTTCTATTCCTTCTGGATCTGCCCCGATTTCATAGCCATTAGGAACATAGATTCCATTTTGCAAAGTTCCAGTATTTTCTGACCAAAGCATGCCACTTGGCCTATAATATTTTTTACGGCCCAGCATATAAGTAACTCTAGGGTCTATTACTTCTTCAACCATTTAGTGACACTCCTCTAACTCTTCTGCTCTCAACATTTTTAATTGTAGACATAACCGCTTGAGCAATCTCATTTGGATTTGCGTCAGTCTTAGCATTTACTGTTAAGGTATATGTATTATTATACACTGTTCCTCCAACCGATTTACCGCTATTTAGTGACCTCATTGTATCAACACCATGGGTGTCTACAGCATACTTACTCATTACAAACTCTCCAGGAGTAAGCATTGCAGGAACGGTGTCAGTTCCTATTGATAAACCGCCATTAGCAAAATATCTTGGTGGCACTAATCCTCCAGAAGATAGGGCAACTAAGCCATTTGGAGTTCCACGCATTTCATTTACAGCATTTGCATAGTCAATAATTTGTGAACTATTTGCTGTTCCATCTGCAACTGCATCAAACACACTCTCAAAGTACTCCTGGTTATTAGCAGCAAGATCTGAAAACTCTAGAATGTCATCATCTGTATATGATCCACCACTTTGAATCTTTTCTAACCTTACCGCTTTTTCAGCATCTGCAGCATTCTGAACTACTGCTGCTGCTGCATTTTTAACAGAAACTGGTGTTGAGTTGTATTCTTTTAACTTAGCAAGTATGCTTGCCCACTTTGCGTCAATAGCAGCAGTTGAAGCAAGAAGAGCACCAAGGATTCCATCAAAATCTTTTCCTGCAAGTGCATTTGCTGCAATCTTAGCCTTAATTGCATCCCATTCTAATTTTGTTTTATCTAAAACTGTTAGTTCTGAAACAAGTTTATCTATTTGTGCCTGTATCAATTCATTAGCAAACGTTAAGTCTGCAATTTTATCTTCTAGCGGTTCAAGTTGATTCTTTTGTATTTCAAAAATAGCATCTTCTTTTTTCTGAATCTCAAGAAGTTTTGCTTCACGTGCTTCTTCTAAATCATAAATCTGATCTTCCAAATTTCTAATGTCTTGAAGAATTGTAACTCTTCGTGGATCATTTTCCATCTGATAAAGTTTTTGAGCATTCTCAAACTGCTTTTGATCAATTTCTTCTTGAGATAAACCAGTTTCTGCTCCTCTAAGATTTCTAATTTCATTTTCTCTAGACTGCTGCAAAGCGTCAGCCACAGAGCCACTAAATCTTTGTGCTGATTGTGCACGAGCATCTTGTGCTGCCTTTGCTGCTGCCGATATATCTCCGCTGGTTAGTGCGCCTGCAATATCAAGTTGACTCTTTTGTTGATTTAGAATTTCTTCATTAACTTCTGCAACCTTAGCAAGAGCCTCTGCTTGCTTGTCATATTCTTTATTAATTTGCTCTGCTTGATTAGCCATGATTGCAGAGTCATTAGACATCTTAGCATTTTGCTTGTTAATTTCCTCCATGGCACGATCACCAAATTCTGGATCCATCTCCAAAATTCTTTGCTTATCGCTAATCTTTTCTTGCATTTCTTCTATAGGTCTTGTATAATTCTTTTCAATGTCTCTTTCTATATCTCTAATTTCACGATTAATTAATTCAATTTGACGTCTAAAACCTTTTGCTGCTATTTCTGCATCCTGAATTTGCTTATTGTTAGCGTTCATTTGCTGAACCATACCTGATGTTCTTGGGTCTGCGCCTGTTCTTAGCATTTCTTCTTGCACAGCGAACATTTCATCTACAAGATCCATTCCAGGTTGAGCAGACTCAGAATATTGCTTTGAGTTATACTTTACTTGAATATCAATTATTTTCTTTGCTTCTATTGAGTTTAGATAGTCAGCAATTTCTTGAGCATCAACCTTTCCATCTTTTAGATCTTCAATTAAATGTTTTGCAAGTGCTGGATCATTTAAAACCTCAGACATCTGATCTGCAGAGAAACCTGCTGCCTGCATTGCTGTTCCAAGTTTTGGCATTTGCTCAAGAAGTTTAAACTCTTCATTAGCCTGAATCATTTTTTGCTTAAGGGCAAATCTTTCTGTTTCGTCGGTAGCCTTTTTAAGATCTTCTATATACTGCTTTCTTTCTCTGCTTCCTTTTTTACCAAGTGCTCCTGCTGCAATTGCTGCTGCTGTGGCAGCATCTTGAACATGCTCTAGCGCTTCAGTTGCAGACGCTCCCTCTGAAACCAAAATCCTAAAAGCCTTTTCTTGATTTGCAACTTGCTCTACTGCTTCTCTATTAACAACATTAGCCTCTCCAACAATAGCCTCGTTGTAGGTTTTCATTATCTTTTTACCAGTATCGGTAAATCCTGTTATGTTTGCTTTTGTTTTTGGTTTACCCTTTTCAAATTTAAATATGGCCTTATTGCCTTTAAGATTTGCTAATTTTGTAAAATCTTCTGAAGACATAGAAGCAATCATGTCTCTAAATTCTTTTGGTGCCTTTAGATTAATTAGTCTTTGTTGTAAACCGTCAAACACATCAAATGCACGAGACATATCCTTCTGTGCTTTTTTGCTGGTAAAAGCGGCAAGCATTGACTGCAATGGCTTGGTTGCATCAAATGCCCCATCACGAACATTCTTGATTCTCATTGCAAGTGCATCAAGGAAGTCTAGAGGGTTTGAACCTTTACCGCCAGGCCCAGGACCAGGAGGAGCACCAAGAGATGTAACTCCGCCGACAGAACTGGTTTGTAGTTTTTGTACTGCCATTGCTTCTGGGCTAAGTTTTGCTAATTGCTCTTTAAATTCTGCAATAATCTCTAGGTATCTGGCACTTCCATATTGAACGCCTTCTAGAGATGCTTTGTTAAAGGCCATTTGAGAGGCAAGGCTTTCTATGTCTGCATCTCTCATTGCCTGTGTAACTGTTGATTCATACGCAAACTGTGTAGCAAGTTTTTGCAAATACTCTGCCTGACCATCTAAACTCAGTTTTTGGAACTCTTTATATCTTTCTGTATTTGCTTTGAGTGCATCAATTGCTGCTGCTTGAGCAGGATTAACAGCCTTTGCTGCCTCAAGATCCATCTCCTTTGCACCCTTTTTGGCTGCATCTTCTTTTAATTTTTCTATATTGGCCATTTGTGTTTTTAATGTTTCAATTCCTTCTAAGCCAATTGTTTTTACCAAAACCTCAAAGTCGATAGTATTTCCATCTAATGACTGAATACCCTTTAAGGTTTCCATAATTTCATCAAATTCTTTTGGATCTTTCTTTGTCATAATAATTGTAGTAATTATGCTCTGTGCTTTCTTTCTTCCCTTGCTGCTAAATCCTGAGAACATATTAAATAGTTCTTTTGTTTTTGCTGCTCCCTGAGTTTTAATTCCAGCATTGAGCAGCAAGTCTAGTTGTGGAAGTTTTCCAGTAAATAAATCCATATAACTTGTTGCTTCACTTGGAGTTAAAACTTTGCTTCCAACAAGCATTTCCATCTTTGCCTGGAATCTTTGTGCTGCCTGTTCTGTACCTAGTCCAGTTTTTACATACTCGCCAGTCTTATCATTATATTTACCAGTAACAGTATCTGTTGTAAGTTTTTCAGTTTTATTCAAGAACTTTTTAGCAGCATCTTCTTGATCTGTACCTTTGTATGTTGATTCAACCTGTGATCTAGATGCATCAAAGAATGCATCTTCACGCATAGCCTGTTTGCCCCAAACAGAACCACTGTATACCTTATCAAAACTTGCCTGATTCCTAGCAATCTGATTAACAATAAGGCTATTCATCTTTTCAGTATTTACCAAAGACTGAGCATCGAGTTTTGAAATTTCTTGTGTAAGTTGTAGTTTTCTCTGTGCGTTTGTAGTAGAGGCTAACTCTGCTTCTAGTTTTTTCTTTTGAGTTTCATATTCAATCTGAACTTGGTCAGCCATCATTGTTGCCATTTCTAGATTGTTTATATTCAATGCTGCAAGTGCTGCAACTTGCTTTCTAGAACTTTCAAACAATCCAGATTTTTTGCTAATTTCATTTTCAAGTTTGTCAGTTCTAGCATTTGCCCTTGCAACAAGCATCACTCTAGTTTCAACTGGATTATCCTTTAAGTTCTTTCCATCTGGACCAAGCAGTGTTACTATCTGCCCAATTATCTGTGATTCAATTTTTTGATCGCCAAGTTCTAAGGCAAGATTGCTTGCAATGCTATTTGCTGCATTTGTATCCAATACCCCGTCTGCAACAGCAGTAGAAAGTTTTAATGCTAAATCAGCAACTGCCTTGTCAGAACCAAACTCTTTAACATTTTTCTGGAAAAGTTCTTTTTCTTTTTTACCAGGGGTTGAGCCTAAGAATTGTTTTCCAAATGTGTCATCAATCTTGGTTGTTTCATTATACTTTCCATATTGGCTAGACTGTCTGCGCTTATCCATTATTTCAGATGCGCCAACCTTACCGCTAATTTCTCCTATTGCTTTTAGACCATCTCTTGTTGCTGAAAGATCTTTTGCAAACTGTGCTGCTTTTGCAGCCATATTATTAAGATGTTTATTAAACAAATATGCTCCTGCTGCTGCTGCTGCAAGTGCTGCAACGATTGCCTGTGGTCCAGACAAACCAGCAAGCATTGGAGCAAACTGTGCAACGGTAGCCACTGTTCCTAGAGCAGCAGTTACCTGTGGTGGTGCTCCAGCCATTCCCGCTATCATTGCTGCTGTGCCTGCTGTACCTGCAACTTTACCAGATACTCGCCCAACACTTTCTCTTCTCATGCCCCTCTTTTTCTGAGCAATCTGCTTTCTTGTTAGCGTTGTTGGATTTTTTTCTCCATTAGGACCTAATTCTGGATCAAAAATTATTTGACCATTCTTGTCTCTTGTATATGTAGATGCTTCCTCATATGCTTCTACTGAACCCATTGCTGTTGCTGGATTAACGTATCCATTTTGTGATTGAGCACCTTCTGGAATTATCCCATTTTCTGCTGCTTGTCTTGCTGCCTGTTCAGCATTATATGCTCTTAGTCTTGATAGTTCTTTTTGTTTTTCAATTTCTATTTGATCATTTATTGTTGCAATGTTGCCAGAAGAATTTGCAAGATCTTGTTGTGCAATTCCAGTCTTGTCTATTGCTGGAAGCATTTCTCCAAGGTTATTGTTTGCTGCAGAAGTCAGTTGAGTACTAGTTATTAGGTTGTCAGCATTTCTTGTTTGAGCATCAACAGCATCAGAAGTTGTGTCTATTAGTTCATCTGTTTTATCGGCAACTAGAACAGTTGAATCTGCTACATCGTTTGTTCCATCAATAACTCTTTCTGCTTCATTAGACTTGCCAATATTTATTGTGTTGCCCTTGATCTTAACCCTGGTTCTGCTTTCATCCTTAATCTGCTCAACTACTTGAGCCTGAGCGTCAACTGCTTCCTCTGTTTTATCTGCTAGTTTATCTGCTGCTGCCTGAGTTCTTGCTCTTGTTTGAGCGCTTACGCTAATGACCGATGTGCTTGATGATGGATCTGCTGGAACTTCTACAGCAGCACGTGCACCACGCTTACGTCTTTGTCTATCAAGAGATTTAAGAACTTGTCTTTCATCACGCATTTCTGGAGTATTGATATCATCATAAAAAGCCTTATTCCCAAGATCCATTTTATCAATTTTTGCTTGTGTTTCTGCTGCTGAAGGTAGTGCAGCGTCAGTAAGTCTTGAAGACTGTGTCCTTACTGCAGGCTGTCCTTCTTCTAAGCCTTGTGCAAGTCCATCTGCAATATCTTTTCCAAGACGCTTGGTTCTTCTTGATGGAGATGCTGTTTCTGCTTTTTGTTCTGCAGCAGTTAAGTCTGCGTCTACATCTTCTGCTATTTTAATTTTTTCTAATCTTGCTTCTCTTTCAGCATCTGACAATGGAACAAAGCCCTCTTCAGCACTAACACCCTCTGGGTTATTCTTTCCAAATCTTTGTGCAATTTTTGCTCTTCCAGATGCAAGTCTTTCTTCTGTAGATCTGGTATCTGCACCAGTTGGAACTGGCATTGCAGCACGACCTTCTGCATCATACACCGTAGCGAGCATTGTTTTTTCAATTGATACAGGTTTGCCCCTGCCTGCCTTCTTTTGTTCAGCAGCCATGAAATCTTTATCAGAAAGCATACCTTTAAGAACTTCACTCTGAATTTGAAGTTCTCTTTCATTTAATGCACCATTAGATGTCACTTTTTTAGAAATAGAAAGAATTTCTTCTTCAGTTGCAGATGATTGTTTTAGTTTTTCTAAGTAGACACGTCTTGCATCATTATTGGATGAAAGTGTTTGAGCCATTTCATTTTCTGCATGTGTTGACAAATCCCACAAGTCTGGATCCCAACCCTCTTGAATACCTTTTTCTGTTGTTCCTACTGCACCAATATGTCCTCTATCTAATTGAACATTTTTCTTATCTGGTCTTTGAAGTGCTGGCAAATCTGGACGTTCTGATGCTAACCTGTCTCCAGTTCTATTTGCAATTGCCTGAAGTCTCTCATATTCTTCTCCACGACCTGCTGCATACATTTGCTCTCTTACATTCTTTGAAACTCCAGCCTCTGTTGCTGAGTGACCTGCAATTTTTGCATTTGCACCAGATATTCCTGCTGCTGTATTAATTTGTGCTGGAGTAAGTTCTACTCCTCCCATTGCCTTTGTTGCAATTCTTAATTCTTGAACAAACTCTGTAATTGTTACACGAGAGTCATCTGCAAGTCTTGCAAAAACTTCTTTAAGTACGTCTGCTCCATTTTCAACACCAAGACTTCCATCTTGCATAGCGGTAGCAAGTTTTTCAACTTGTGCTACAACTTTATCTGACTTAGGGCTTATCGCTAAACCAAAAGTTTCTCCGCCAATGTCAAAACCAGTTTTGCCTGGTTTGGTTTGACTTCCAGTCTTTCCAGTGCCCTTTGCATACTTCATAACAGAACCATTTTGAATTGCTGCAACTAGTTCTGGATTATTATTAACTTCGTCTGTAGTTAATACCACTTCACCAGGAGTTAGCAGTGCTGGGACTGTATCTTTGTTTCCAGTTCCTGGAACAACTCCACCAGTAGCAAACTTCTTAGGAGGTAGTCCTGCTACTGCTCCCGTTGCACCTGGGACTGTATTGAATAATCCTGGAGATGATTGTGCAAGTGTTCTTGCCTGACTTGCTGCTGTTGCATATGCTGCTGCTAAACTATCAACTGCAGATTTTTCAACATTGAAGGTTGATATTAATTGCTGATGTGAAGTGTGAAGTGCGTTTGTTTCAGCAAGCAATTCGATCTGCTGATTAGTTAAATAGTCAAACCCTCCACCCAAAACATTGTTTTGTCCATTAAGTTTTGCAATTCCACCACGAAGCATTGCAAAGAATTTTATAATATTTGCAAGTCCGTTTGCAAGAATACCAAATGTCATAAGAGCAACTGGGGCAATAGCACCAAGCACTCCAACAATAATTGTTACTACTTTCTTAGTTCCATCGCTTAAATTATTAAACTTTTCTAGCAATTTTCCAACAAACCCAACTACTGGAGTTATTGCTTGTAGAAATGCTTTACCTACTGGAACTAGTTCATTCTTTAAATTTTCCATGGCCTTTTTAAACTTGGCCCCTGTTGAATCTTCTACTCTTTTTAATTCTCGCTCAGATAAGATTGCAAGTTCTTCTACTGATGCCCCCGCAAGACCAAGTGCTCTGGCTGCCTGAGAAGAGTCTTTCGTGACGTTTTGGAACAATGTAGACAAACGTGCAAACTGGAATTTACCAAACAATTGTTCAATTGCTCTTGAACGATTGAGTGGATCAAGGGTATCTAGTGCTCTTGCAAATCCTACGACAGTTCCCTTTAAGTCTCCCTTGTTTGCTTCAACAAGACCCTTAATATTTATTCCTAGATCTCCCAAAAACTCAGAAGCCTTTTTGGAAGGATTAATCATAGAAGCAAGACCAGACTTTAATGCGTTAGCGCCTTCTGATGCGTTGATTCCACCTTCCTTCATTGCTGTCATGAAGAATGCGAGATCTTCAACAGAACCACCTAGTTGCTTTACAACTGGTCCAGCCTTTGGAACTGCAATTGTGAGGTCTTCAATTGAAAGAACTGTCTGGTTTTCTACTGCGTTAAGAAAGTTAATCTTTTCTGCAAGTTTTTCTGAAGAAATTCCAAAAGCATTTTGTAAAGATATTGTGGTCTCAAGTGCTTGCTGTTGTTCTACCTGTCCAAGAACAGAAAGACGTGTTGCCTGAACTACTTGTGCCTCTAAAGCACTTCCCTGCATACCCATTGCTGCAGCAGTTGCTGCCATTTCCATTGTATCTTTTACTGCAATGCCATACTTTGTAAACTCTTTACCTAGTCTTTGTATGTCGGCAACTGCCTTATTAGTTGCATCTCCAGAAGTAGTTATGTCTCCGTATACCCTTGTAAACTTGAGAACAGCCTCTTCCATTTCCATAAATGTTTTGGCTGCTGCCGATCCAAGAATAGAGAGAGGAATTGTAAGACCAACCATCAACTGACGACCAGCCCACTGAGTATTCTTACCGAAGTTTAGAAGGTTTGTAGAGCCTTGCTTTAGCAACTGGTTCAAAAACTGCTGTCTTTGTGCAGCCATTTGAACTCTTGTAGCGTAGTCTGTATATCTGCCATTGGTCATCTGTAGGTGCTTTGGAACTACCTGCAAAACCTTGACAAGGTCTCCATTAGCATCGCTTAACTGAATATACTGAGACTGAAGAAGTTTTACTCTGTCTCTTCTTGCACGATTAATAATCTCTCTTTCAGAAGAGAACATCTTTGAAAAAACCTTGGTATTGGCTGTTGCTGCTGCTGCAGTATACCTAAAGTACTGTCGCATTGACAGTTGATTTTTTTCAAGTGCTTGAGTAAAAGATGCTGTACTTGTTGCTATTTCTTTTTGACTTGCAACAAACTTTCCAGTTGCATTAATAGTCTGGATTAACTGACTTGTAAGCCCCTTTTGGGCATTCATTGCAGCGACATTGCCCTGAGTCAGGGATTGATTAAATGTGCTTAATCCAGCCTGTAGTTTACGAAGAGATGCGAGGGCTGCTCTGGTATCAAAATTAATACCAATATTGGAGTTTACATCAGCCACTCATTAACACCCTCTTCTTTATTTAATTGAGTTTAAAAGACCAGTTGCATCGGCAAGTTTCATACCTGACGCTGCATCAATAATCTTATAGACTGTAGGAAGATCTAGATTTTCCTCAATCGCCTCTCTGTTGTCTGCTACTGCAGGCAAATACTGTTTGAATGCAATCTGTACGCAATCCAACAGAACGTTCATTGATTTTTCGTTATCCTCTGCCACTTCCTGCAACTCATTAAACTTCTGCATAAACGGCTTTAGCAGTGAGATTTTTAGTGGTCTTACCTCAAACTTTGTTCCATCGATAAGATGTAGTTGTTCTTTGTCTTCAACTTTTGTAGACATTAATCCTCCTTATAAGGTTTAAGTTAATTATACCATAGCAGGGGCTTATTTTTTTGGCTATTCTAAAACCTCATAAGTAAGGCCCATTCCGATTCCAAAACCAGCCCTTTCTGCATTTTTACCTTGTAAGGCCAGTATGTCATTTCCACTGGTTGCTTTGCCTTTACTAAATACCCTGGCTTTCATATCTTCCCATTCATTTCCCTTACCTGACTTTTTGTCTAAGTCAATACCTTTCATTGCAGCAAAAAACTTCTTATCGTTATATTCTAGTTCTCTTTTTATTTCAAGAGTTGCTGTTAATTCTGGCATAGACAGGGACTGCTCAAGTTCTTCATAATCCTTCCAGATGCCAAGAACAAAAACCTCTGACTCTAACTTAGCAAGATCTAAAGTTTCCCAAGAAGATCCACTATCTACTGCTTGAGATTTAACTGTTTCTTCTGACTTTGCATTAATTTTAATTCCCGCTGCAATATCCAATACTTCATATATTGTAGGTAAATCTAGGTTATCTTCAAGATCATCCACTGTTTTAATATGTGGAGCATACTGTTTCATTGCTATTAGTGCACAGTCAACCAGAACAGAAATCGATTCATTGTCTGTTTGTGCTTGTTTAATTAATTCAAACTGCTCTAAAAAATCTCTCAAGTATTTTATTTTAAGTGGTCCAGCAACAATCTCTGTTCTATCGACTAGATAGAATTTTCTTTTTTTGTATATGCTTGTTGCCATGATATAAGTATACCAAATGGAAAAGCCCAGACTTTCAAGGGTCTGGGCTAGTCCTATTAAGTTGTATTATACGAGTGAACGATCTACGATCTTACCGTATGATGCGTCATCGTTTGGAAGAAGACGGAATGATACTTCAAACATTGAAGCCTCATCACGCTTTGCTGATACTGTTACGCTCTCAATTGAGAGTGCACGGTATGCAACATAGATTCTTTCCTTTGGATCTAGAGAAGAACCAGATCCTGGTCCTACTGCTACTAGACCACGCTCTAGTGGAACGTCACCGATGTCTCCTGCAGACATTTTCATGTCTAGAAGACCTGCGGTTGAATCATCTAGGTCGCCTTCATCTCCTGCAATTGCTACTAGAAGAT